CTCCTTGGGCGTTGGTCTTGTAGGTCGTGATCAGACGCTGAATGCGCACCGCCCCCCCGGCATCGACCGAAAATGTCGAGATCCCGTCAAACAGCAGCAAATTGTTTTCCTGCAAGGTGAACCGATCCTCCGGCTTGGGCGGCAAAATGCCGTCAAGCTGAAGCGTCTGGAACGGACGGGCCGGATCGATGTTGCCATAGTAGGAGACGACACCGGCAACCGCTGCGGCGATCTCGTAGGACGGCGACGGGCTTCCCGCCGCATTCATGATCGTCACATGCGGGCTGTTGCGAGAATCCCCAAGCGTGCCGAGTTCGGCATGCGTCCCGGTCGCCGCCGAGAACGCATGCGCCTCGATCATCCGCAACGGCCCCCAGCGATCAAGCAATTCGGCCTCGAGTGCGGTTAGGTTGGCGGTGTCGGTGTAGGGATTGGTAATGACATTGTAATGCTCGTCCCCGATCACGGCCCACACATCGGCAATATCGGGGTTGGCTTCGCCGCCCGTCATCGCGGTGATATCCAGTGTCAAACCGTCCGGCAGGCTTTCGCCGTCATAGTAATTGACGCGAACATCGATGTCGTTGGCCACGGCCCCTTTGTTACGGGCCGTCAAATCGACCTTCTCGGGGGTTCCGCCATTGACTGCGGCGGATACCGCCAGATCGGTGTTGGCGTTAATCGCATCGGCGATGTTGGTCGCAATATCGCCCAGCGCATCGCCCGCCGACACCCCGACCTTCAAACGGCGACCGCCGATATAAAGATAGATCACACCGGACGCCACCGTTCCGCCGACCGTCAACGAACCACCCGCAGCCGTTGCAGCCGCGTCATCATCCAGGGCAACCGCCCAAGTCTCGGTGAAGTTGTTGTTCTGAAGCTGACGCTCGAGCATCTGGGCGAGCATCGAGCCGGCACCGAAATAGGCTTTGGCTTGGGCGGCACTGGTGACACGCGTCGGAACAAGAGCATCAACACTGCTCGCCGCCAAACGCTGACCAATGACCAGATTGCGATAAGGCATCAGGGCCGGTCCGGAAACCGCATTGCTGTTGTCGAATTCGACATAGACGAACGGCACCCGGATCGTCGACGGGATATCGTTAAAGCTGACCGTCATTTAAGCCTCCGCTTTTTTCGGTGCTGCGCTTTTGCGCGACGAGGGCGCTTGGCCCTTGACCAGATCGCCGTCCTTCAGGCGGCGGCGGTAATAGGACGTCAGCACGACACTTTCGCCCTCGGGTTTGATATGCCGCGCGCCATTCTCGGTGCGGACCTTCAGCCCCTTGCGCGGGACCACATGGATTTTCGGGCTCATTGTTCTGTCTCCAGATTGTCTTCTGCGTCGGTCGTTCCATCGACCGGCGCGAGTTCCCATTTCACGCCAGCGGAATTGAAGTCGTCGGGTTGTGCGCGGTTCGCCTCGGACCCGTACAGCGTCCAGCCGGTCGTGAATTCGACCTGTCGCCAGATCGCCGTGGCGTTTACTTCCACCAGCCGATCGCGGCTGAACTGAAGGCGGTCCATCTGATCGATGTCCGGCGACCAACCGCTCAGCGCCGCCATGACGTCAAGGCTGATCGGTCGCAATTTTCGGCCTGCCTGCATTGCCAGGCGATCACTCGCCCTGGCCGCAATCACCACGCCGATCGTCGTCGTGACGGGTTGCGAATAGCCCCCGGTCGTGTAGTCGTGTTTGCCGCCTGTCGCGCCGAGATCGAGAACCCATGCTGCCGGTGTTCTTTGCGGCATCACATTGCGACGCATTACATCGGAAAGCGATGTCACCTGCTCGACCGAGATCAGCGATGGTACCGAGGCTTTAAGCCGCGCTTCGATCGCCGGTGCGATATCGGGAAACTCGAACACCAGAGACATCAGAACCCCTTCGAACGTGGCTCGGCCAGAACAGGACCGGAATCGCCCCACTGCGCCATTGAAACGGTCGGGATTTTCTCGGCATCGAGAACGATGTCGCCTGCGGCAATCTTGCCCAGGGTCGTCATCGCATCCTTGTAGCGTTGACGCATTTCTTCTGGCGCGCCCCAGGGATGCAGACCGTAAATCGCAAGATCGGCGGCAAGGCCTTTGAGCAACGCCGGCACCGGATCAAGCGGCAGCTTGTAACGCCCGGTCAGATATCCGTTGATCGCACTCTCGGCCTCGTCAATCGCCGCCTCGACGACACCGGCATCGGCCTGGCCATCGCCATCCCGATCGGAGAGGCGCAGCATTTCAGCTGCGCCAATGCGATTGATCAGATCCTGTTCGGTCAGATAAGCCATGATGGCGGTTCGTCCTTGGATTGATGCTTAGGCGTCGGGCTTGACCGGCTCGGCGATCAGCTTCGGGTCGGTCAGAACCGCAAAGGCTTTTTCCGGGCCAAGCTGTTCGAGATCGATGACCTGCGCCTCGCGGGTGAAATTGATACCCGAGCGGCGATGCCGTTTCTTGCCGCGAACCGTCTGCACCGAAGCCTTTAAGACCTGACCATCCACGATGAACTTGTCGGCCAGTTCGGCTTTCAGCTCGGCCTCCGGCTTTTCGGCCTCGTCGACCGTACCGGTATCGGTGTCCGTGTCGGCATCAGAGGCCGGAGCGGCTTTCTCTTCCGCCTCGTTGGCCGATGCCGTTTCGGACTTCAGCTCGGCCTCCTGCTTTTCGGCCTCGTTGACCGTGTCGGCGTCGGATGCCTGGGCGGCTTTCTCGTCCGCCTTTTTCTCCGGTGCCGGTTTCCGGCTGTTGCGCGCTGCCATGATGTTTTCCTCGGTTTCAAGGGGGATTAACCGGCGACCTAAGAGGTCGCCAGCCAGGAATTGAGAACCAGTTCGGAGGTGCCGGCCCATTCGTTGGTTTCACCACCGGCAGCAAGCGAGTTGGCAATGACCTTGCGGGCAACACCTTCGAGGGTAGTGGGCACCATCGTATGAGTGTGGCGCAGGCCGAGCGGTCGACCATAGTCACCGGTCAGCGTGGTCAATGCAGCGCGGGCTTCTTCATAGCTGGTCGCATCGAAAGCTTTTTTGCTGCGCACGCATAGCTGCCACAGACCCGGTCCGGCCGAGACGCGGGCATCAACCCCGAACAGGAACTCGTCGGTCATGAAGACCTTTTCGTCGTCAAGATTGGTGACCGAACGGAAGTTGTAGTCGCGCCGCTTCTGAAAGATCGCCGCCTTGATCGCACGACTATTATCAAACAGATACCAGGCAGGCCCGGTACCGCCCATGTCGTTCGACACGCTTTGTTCCTTGCCATCCTTGTCAAGAACAACGTGATCGGTATCGAACAAAGGCTGACCGTCGTAACAATCCGGGTTGTCTTCCAGCATTTCGACGCATAGTTGGTTTGGATGCTCGGAGGATGAGCGACCGAATTCTTGGAACAGCGGCGCGTAGAGGCCGAAGGTATCGTCCTCAATACTGTCGCGACCGACACCTTCGGTCAGTTCGAACTTGCGGTTCTTGATTGAAAAGGCAGCAGCTTCGAGCGAGTTGATGACGCGGTCACCAATCCACTCGCGCAGGCGCGGCAGCGATTTGAGCCACGGGTAAACTTCAACGGCCGTGGTCGAAGGCACATCCATTGCAAACTTCTTATAGAGGTTCGCATCAGAGCCGAGCGACGAAAAGCCCGTCTGAAAGGCTGCTTTGTAGCCCTTGAACAGGGCCTGAAGGTTCTCTGAATTCAAATCCATGACGGAGGTTCCTTATGAAGAAGGCTTAAACGAGGACGCCGCTGGTCGGGTCGACCAGAACCCAGACGCCGAGATCATCGACTTCATCGACAATGCCGGCGATGCTGCGCGTCGACGTGCCATCGGTCTTGGCCACCGTCTGGTCGTCGACCAGGTAGCAGGTCTTGCCGATGTCGGCGGCGGTGATTTCGTCGGTGTCCGCAGAGTTGGCGAAACGAAACACGCCACGCTCGAATTCTGCGGTGATCGCACCATCGACGCCGTTGGTGTTGTCGTACTCGGCGCGGAACACACCAAGCGCCACCAGACCAACTGCGGTCGATCCCGGTTCGACATAGCCGCTGGCGTTCTGGACCGCGATCGTTCCCGCGAAACAGTGCGCCGCCGCCGCGACAAGTGCGCCACGGGTAAGGCCGGCACGCTGCGGGGTGTTGCGGTTTTTCGTTGCTGCAGACATCTGAAACGTCCTTTCAAATTGTGCCGGTCAAACGGCTTAGGCGTTGGCCTTGCGAAAATCCTCGGGCGAGAGGTTCATGTTCTTGCAGACCGCAAGTTCCGCCTCGCTCAATTTGTCATTGTCCTTGCCGTCGCCAGCCTTCTCGTCCGGGGCCTTGCCACCGGTCTGGAATGACTTGAGCGCGGCTAGCGGCTGGGCATCGTCCAGGTGCTTTTTCAGTGCCGCGAGATCGAACCCCTTGAGCCATTCGGCCGTTGCCTGACCGGGAATGCGGCCATCGGCCAGCCCGTCCTTGATCAGTTGATCCTTCTGCGCCTGGTCATTGCCGGATTTGAGCGCGGCAAGCTGAGAGGACATTTCATCGAACACCCGGCGCGGCACGGTATCGGCGGCAGCGGTCGCACCGGTCTTGAGCGCGGCGATCGCTTCCTTGGCATCACCGTCCTCGGCAAGGTCGAGTTCCTTGCGAAGCGCGGCCAGCGCATCGGTGTCCTTGCGCAAAGCGGCGACGGTTTCCAGAACGGCTTTCTCGTCGGCGTCTTCCTTGAGGCCCAGCGCCTCGACAATCTTTTTGATATCCATCGGATCGTCCTCTCGGGATTGGGATGATGTCTCCGGCGCGGTTGCGTCGGGTTGTG